GAACTCCTGATATAATACATATCATGTTCGTGGCGGGTAGTTCCCGTCTTTAACATCAATCGTGGGTAGATCCCACAAAGGAAAAGTATGTCATTTAGCGATTTTAAGAAGAAGGCAAAGACAAGTATCAGCGATCTTACTAAGGCTCTAGAAAGCCTTGATGGTAAGAAGGATTACAAGGATGATCGTCTGTGGCGTCCTGAACCAGACAAGTCGGGCAACGGTTATGCAGTAATTCGTTTCCTCGCTGCTCCGAAGGATGAAGAACTGCCCTTCGTTAAGGTTTATTCTCACGCATTCCAAGGCAAGTCCGGTTGGTTCATTGAGAACTGCCTCACTACTAACGGTGGTAAGTGCCCGGTTTGTGAACTGAACAACGAACTATGGAACAGCGGCATTGAGTCTGACAAGAACATTGCCCGCGAGCGTAAGCGCAAGTTGACTTATGTTTCCAATATCCTTGTTATCAAGGATGAAGCCAATCCTCAGAATGAGGGTAAGGTTTTCCTATTCAAGTACGGAGTTAAGATCTTCGACAAGATCAAGGAAGCCATGTATCCTGAGTTCAAGGATGAGGCTGCAATCGATCCGTTTAATTTCTGGACTGGCGCAGACTTCAAGTTGAAGATTCGCAAGGTTGCGGGTTATACCAACTATGACAAGTCTGAGTTTGCTCCAGCCTCACCGCTGTTTGGTGGAGATGATGCCAAGTTGGAGGCTCTGTGGAATAAGCAATACTCTCTCCAAGAGTTTGTTGCTCCCAAGAACTTCAAGGAGTATGGTGATCTGAAGACCAAGTTGTACAGCACCCTAGGCGATGATATCCGTTCAAGCGTAATGGAGAATCAGACTCGCGCGGAAGATGAGGAAACCCAAAACCCTTTTGATGCTCCCAGTCGCAGCAAGTCACCACCAAAGAAGAAGGAACCGGCTCCAACAGACGAGCCGGGTGAGGAAATGGATAGCCTCTCCTACTTCCAGAAGTTGGCTGATGAGTAAAGAAGAAACCCCCAGAAATGGGGGTTTTTTCATTTAACCGTATTCTCTTCTCCAGTTTGGCAACATGAATGAATCATCTGCTGTCTTTCTGTATATGTCATATTGCATATTGATATTTGTCACTGTAGTTGAATTTTGTTTATTATCTTGAACAATAACTGGTGGAGTTTTTTTCTCGGACCCAGTTCCAAAGAATCCATCTATCAGTTTTCCACCAAGATTACTCATTGCATTGATGCTACTAGACAAAACACCACCCGCGGCTCCTGCTACTCCAGATATTGCTGATCCAGCCCCTTGAGCAAGTCCACCAATAGCCATGCCAGCACCTACAGCACCAGCACCACCCGCCACGAGTGCAAGTCCGTTACCCATCATTCCACCCGCTGGTCCCATCATTCCACCCATAGCACCAGCAGGCATTCCTGCGTTTGCTAATCCTAATCCCCCCGCCTGTCCCTCTCCGGCATCTGCACTTGCTGCTAATCCTCCTGCTGATCCTGCTGCTCCTGCAACTGATCCAAGACCTGAAGCCATTCCAGCCATTTTTCCAACAGAACCCAACTTAGAGAGCATACTACTGCCCTTTGCAACCATCGATAATGGACCAAGACCAGGAATCGCTAAAGAAGCAACAGAAAGAATATTACCTAAAAGTTCTCCTGATCGTTTTCCACCAGATCCTGTTGCCTCTGGTTCGTTTGTTTTTTCAACTTCTTGTTCAGTATTCTGCTTTGGCGGTTCTTTTAGTTGCTGTTTTGGTTCCACAAGTTGAGTCTGAGGAGCATCTGGCTGTGAACCTGTAGTAATATTTTGCTGTTGAGTCTGAGGAGCATCTGGCTGTGAACCTGTAGTAATATTTTGCTGTGGAATAACCGCATCTTTTCCGGGTTCAGCGTTTCTTACTACGGTTTCTGGGGTTCCTGTTTCACCAACAACTCCCGCTTCTTTATTTGTAGCAGAATTTGATAATAAAGTTACAGTTGGTTCTTTTGCTTCGGTTACATTATTGTTTAATTTTGCACCTACTTGCTTAATACCACTGGTTACAGCAGTTTCTGCTCTCGCTACAAATGGTTGCACAGCACCAAGTGCACGATCTGCTGCCTTTGCACCAGTTCGTATTGCAGCATTAGTAACAGATCCAGCAACAGATCCAAGTAATTTACCTATACCATACGCTGGCATATGTAAAACATATTCATTTTTCCCAGTTTCTTCTAACTTATTTGTTATTTGTTTATTTTTTGCCATCATCAACAGCGATTTTTTGTCTTTTTGTGGAAGTTTGACTTGAAATGCTGTCTTTGATTTATCAGTTTTAGGTAAATCACGAGGTTTAAATTCTTTTATTGAGGCTAAAACATCAGGTTGACGAAAAAACATCTTGTTTTTGCTGTTTCTAGACAAAAATTGAGGCATTTCTTGCTCAAAGTCTTCATTTTCACCGCTACCAATAAGAAGTTTTGGTAAAATTTGAATAGTTTTTTGATAAACCTCTCCAATTTTTTTACTGTTTAATAAAGTATCCATAAAAGGAATTTTAATTTCTCCTTTTTGTGACTTTATGAACGATTTTAACTTCTTTTTGTGTTCCGGTTTCATTTCCCTAGTTTCTCATTTATTTCTTCTATGTGCCTTCTTGTCATTTCTAAGAAAAGTGTTCGCTCCCACGGTATCATTCTCTCAATATATTCTATTGATAATTTATGTTCCACTGCCAGTTGAAAATTTAACTTAAATAAAACCGTTAAATTCGCATAACCAAGAATAATTCTAAAAAATCACTGAACCCTCGCAGTGTAATTTCTCTTTCTACATTATCGCTTGTTGTATATTTGATCTGTGTCTGAATTACTGGTATTTCTTTTAGGTACTTTATGAACATAGCAAACTGTTTTGCTGTTAATGTTTCTATAAATTCCTTTGTTTCTTGTTTTGGTAAATCTTTGGTTGAATATACACCAGAATCTGAATGAATTTCTTTAACACAAAGAGCCAAAAGTTCTATAACACTTTCTTCTTCCGCTGAAATTGCATATTTGTTTAAAGTTAAATATGTTTCCATAGAAGGTTGTTGCATTACTACTGTTATATTAGAATCTATTTTTATTTTGTTTTGTGGTTTTTTGTTTGATAATTCAATTTTAGATAAATCTAGAGTAGTTGTCACTTTTTCTTTAGTTACTGGACAAGTAATTTCACAATCTACAACTTCACCAACTGATTTTTCTCTAATCTTCATAAAAAGATATTCAAGATCACAGAATGGTAAGTCTTTGCAATCATTGCTTGGAAGACCTTCAACACAGGAATTAACAACATCTCGTACAGTTGACATGAGATTTTCAAAAGAAGAAGTCTCACTGGCAATTAGAAGAGTTTTCTCTTCTCTTACCAAAAATGGTCTATAAGTGACTCTTTTTTGTGATAATGGCAAAACATCGGTATACTTTGGTGTCTTTTCAATCAATAATTCTTTCAACATTCTTAAGATCCTTTATATAAACTTGTATATTGGTAATATCTGTACGCTATATTCACCTGAAACCTAACAGCACTATTTAATTGTTTCTCGTCAAAATTTGTTGGAACTATCTGCACCGGAATACATCCTCGCATGGTATAAGTTGCGTTTACTATTGGTACTCCCTGACCTCCCGCAACAGATAATGCATTTATTTGTATAGTTCCGGCAACATCATCAAAAAACTTGACTTTATTATTTTCATATGGAGCAACTGAAGTATTTCCTTGACTAGAACTAAACCAACCACCATTTGTAGTTGTAAACATTTCAGACATCCAGTTTTCAAAGTAGGTTCTGCTAACCCAAGATTCCTCTAGCACAAACTGAAATAGATTTGAACCATATTCAACTCCATATTGCACCGGATTTGCTGACGCCGAACCAGATAGCATGTCGGAATATGCTTTTATTTTCTTGGCAGGAAGTTGAGCCAAGTCGCAAAAGAAATCAGTACTTAATGTTTGTCCTGGTCTACTTATAGTTACATGAAATCTATTAGTATTTTGAACTCCTAGATTTTTGTCTAAGTAATCTACTATTGTTTTGGGTGAACTTGAATTTAAATTAGTTGTTGCCATTTAATTTCCTCTGAAGAGATTGTTTTCGGTTAAAATCATAAACTTCCAACCATTCTCTTTACAGAATCTAGTTGCAGACTCCCACTTACTTTTATTTATCTGGTATTGCAAAGTCTCTGTTAGAAATGTTTTATTACTTTTTTTACCCTTACTTGGTTCTTTTGTTTGTTTCTCTGGTTTTATTTCAACGACAATAGTTTCTACTGTATTTTCCTTTTTTGCCTCGAATAAGAAATCAGGATAGTACATATGAACTCTATTGTCTACTGGAGAAACATAAGGTATCTGTAATTCTTCACTAGACCATCGTATGATGTTAGTATTTTCGTCTAAATACTTGCAAAAGGTCCTCTCCCAAAGAGATCTACATATAATGTTACTAGCGTTACCGACATACTTTTGAGGATTTTTGGGTATGAACTTACTTTTATAGGGCATAACTTAACTCAAATGGCTTACACACAATTTCCAGCTCCATCTACTAGTTATGAATCTCAACCCGCTGCTTGGGTAAGAATTCGTGGTGCTTCTTTCAACACCATTCCTGGCGTGCGCGCGGCTTTTTTGGGAAGAAACTTTAGCGCAGATAACAACTACATTCTTCCGTTGCAAAGATATGATGCTCCAAATGCAGCAAATTACCAAGATACAGAACCGGGTGGTGGTGAACAATTAATGCAAGGTATCCGTGATCTTTTTACTGGAGATGTTAGTAAATTGGCTGGTAGTGTTATGACTGGATTAGGATTAAACTCAGTAGTGGATGTTATTGGAGGTATTGGTGGTGCTGCGTTACAGGATATGTCATTTAGCGATTTAACTTTTAAATTTGCTCACAAAAGAACCCATAATTTTGGATGGACTTTAATTGCTAAAAATAGGCAAGACTCGGACAATTTGGATAAAATTGCAAACAATCTGCAATCTAGATTATATCCATTCTTAATTGATACTCTGAGTAGTAAGGTAAAACCACCAGAGATGTGGAAAATAGAGATTCTTCCAAATGGTGGTGGTCCATTCTTTAAATCTGGTCCAGGTGTTTTAGAGAATCAAATACAACTATGTGTTCTTTCTAACTTCAAAGTTTCTAGGTTTGATAACTCTTCCGGACCAGTCTTAACATCAAATAATAAATTTTTAGGTTTAGAATTAACAGCAACATTCACAGAAATAGAACCAGCCTACAGAACATGGAACATCACAAATGTTGCAGGAGAAGGAAAACACAACACCATAATGAGTAGAAGCAAAGCAACAGCAGGCAGTGCAATACCAATCGTTGGTGCAGTTATGAGTCAAATTGGAACAGAAGCATTAGATATTCTTGATGATAAGGTTTCACAACCAGTAGTTGATACATTAGGATTGAGTCAATTTATATGAAATACTTTGCAACGCTTCCTCAAATACAGTATCAGTTTACCACTGGTCAATTTACTATACCAAATTTGTTTGTTAGAGTTGGATTCAAACCTAACTTTTATGAAAATCCATCTCTATTTTCAGAAACAGTTAATGAAACAGCAGCATCTCCTGACAAATTATCATTTGAACGATACACTGATCCAAGTTATTATTGGATGCTTCTTCTATTAAATAATATTTACGATGTAAACACCGACTGGTCTATAATACAAGAAAATTTAGATAATATTTTGACACGACTCTCAAAACAAAGTGTTTATTATTTGTATGAGGGTGCAGACATTATTGAAAATGACATATTATATCTGAGTGAATCTTCATATGGTGTAGTGCAGTCTTGGAATCCATTCTATAAAGAACTTGTTTTAAAAGAAAATTTTAACATTCCAGCAGATTCTTTATCTGATTTAGTGTTTAAGATAAGAAGGATTAATACAGATAATACGGTTACAGAATTAAACAATTACTGTGGAACTGGATCTACAGACTTTCATGCTTTTGGTTATTCACGGTATATAAATTCACCAACACAAATTATTGGCCCAAATAATGTAATTTTAAATCCATTTACTCAAATTGGTGGTGGTGGTGGAACAACTATTACTGATGGATTGTTAATTGATACATGCGATGAAAGTGATAGAACGGCATTTCAAAGCAGTTTAATATACAGAGTCATAAACAACCTTCAAGTTGATGGTATAAGTATACAGAGAAAGCAACAACAAGTTTTATCTGAGTTTGTTGATAAAAGAGATATTAAATTGTTATCTGCTTCTGTTCTTTCTGTTATTGAAGGTAAAGTTAGACAGATGGTTAATGATCCTGTGGTGAAAGCAAATACATTATTTAGAACTGGTTAAATATGAGTAATCAAAGCGGAATTTTAAGTACAGCAAATTTAAGAATATACGAAATTTTTATTATAGGAAAAAATGGTCAGATTTTTACAATTTGGCCAACTCCTAATAATTTGATGTATAGATCTATGGCATTGACTGAAAGCCTATTTGAGGCTTCAGTCTTTGGTAAAATGTTAATCCGTGATCTAGATTCAACGATGGAACAAATTAATTTTAGTGGCTATGAACAACTAGTCATTAAATTAGAAAATCCAGATATAATTGGTTCATATAAATCACTCAGATTTATGATTTATAATGTTACAGTTGCTGGTGATCAAATAGAAAACAATATATTAGAAGAATCTGTCAATATAACAGATAATTTAATTGAAATTCAATTCTGTTCATATGAGCATTATTTATTAACATATAAACAGTTTCAAGAACTTGCTGGTTTAACTGGTGCTGACATTATAACAAAAATTGCAAGCGATCCAAAATCAGAAGAGCCTGGATCTATTGGTTTGGTAAATGCTATTAATCAACATTTATTTAAAACAGGAAAAGATAGTTTTACAACACAGAAAGAAATGTATATCGAACCAACAAAAAATTGGATTTGGTATAAACAAAATCAATCATTATATCCTTGGGCTAAATTAAATCGTCCAATAAAGGCTGCACAACTCATGCAGTATTTGGCAGAATATGCAGTTTCCGCAGACAATCCATACGCTTGTAATTTCTTATTTTGGCAAGACTTAGATAGATGGAACTTTAGAAGTATTGAATCTTTGCTGAAAGAACCAGTAGAAAAGGTATACACTGCTAGTTTGTTTCCAATGTTTTCGAGTACCATTTATAATTTAGATATAGTTTCAGAATCTAATTATCTACGATTATTCGAAGGTAATGCCTTTTCTGGTAAATATTATTTGGTGGAACCACAATGGGATCAACCATATCGTGAATTCTTAGATTTCAGTGAAGCCCATACTGTAACAGAAATAACATACGATTATTTTAGAGATTATAAAAAATGGAAGCATGTTGAAAAAAATCCAATGTTGGATACGAATGTAAGCACAAAACCAACAACAAACAATATAGTTAATGATAATATTTCTGGTTACTTTTCTCCATCATATAGCAATAGAGAAAAAAGAACAGAATGGGAACATCACGGATATACTTATTCGAATAGAGATGGTAAGATAACATGGCAACCAATGTTCGATCAGACGGAGTTGGATGGAGAAACCTGTCGAATAATTCAAAAAGGTATAAAAGAAAAGATAAAGCAAACAAAAATACAATATGCTCAAAAGAAAAATCTAAAAGAACGATGGAAAGTTTATCGTTGTAGCATATGTTGTGATACTCGGTATAGAGATATAACCGCTATTGAAGATGTAGTATTTACTCCAGAATACGGAGTAGTTGCCGCTGGTTCTTTCAGTGATATGGTGAATTATGATTTGACTGGAATTACCCTACCAAGTAAAACCAAGCAATTTCCTATTGGTTTAACTTTAAGTTATGACTTTGAAAAAGAGCCATTTAATAAAACAATTGGCGAATTGATGTATTTAACTGAAACTCCAGATATACAAACAAAGTATCTTTATGATTTAGAATTAAAAAGAATAGAACTTGCAAAAGAAATGATGCAAAATTCTATTAAAAAATTACAAAATCTAAAAGCAGTAGTTAATGCTTATCCAATTTGTGGTCCTGATGCTTTATGCAATCCACTATATGATGATACTGGTATTCGAGATTTAGATAATGCAGGAAATAAATGTTTTTGTACAGACGCAAGCAAACAAAAATATCTAGATGCTAATTATAATGAACCAATCAGAAATAGAACAGAAATGCTTGCGTCGCAATACTTTGAAAAAATGTCTGAGATTATTCAAACAGAAAAACAAAGATTCACTGAAGTTTATGAAGATTATAGAAATAGAAAAGCATTCTTTATATCAAAAGAAGCAGGATTTACCGCCAGTAATTCTAAGTTAAATCTATTTAATATTAAAACAGTAAAGCGTGTACCAATTCGTGGTAGTAAATATGAAAAACTTGCAACAAAACGAGTAATGAATGAGGCATTAATTGCTTCTGGTATTACTGGAACTACTGCGGCTACAGGAAATTTTAAATTTATTGGATTTCCACAGGGAGCAACATCATATTATCCATATGATGTATTTTACAATAATGATATCACAATAAGTCCAACAGATAAACATCCACATTATGATTCTGGGTATAATTTTGATGTTGGTTATAATGCTAATCCACATTTTTCTTATTTTGATGATTATGGTGGTCCAGATGCAGGTCCATTAAATGGAACTGATCCATATTCGGTGTTTATATACTACATTACACTTCAAGCAAAAGTTGAAAGAAAACTGTACACAACAACACATACTTTAGGAACAAACGACGAAGGACTTCCTTCATGTGGCAATACACAAACTCAAACATCATATTCAACTAGCACAAGTTATTTGAATAAATCATATAAAGATAGATCTCCAGCAAATCTTGTTAAAGAAAAACTAATTAGGAATATATTAGATGAAGCAGTAACGAACGGTATTAATGATCTTGGTGGTAATTATAAGTTTACAGTTGCTATCGATGGTCCTACCGCTGTAATTAATGGAAAACGCAAAATATCAGAGTGCCCAGATCTATATGATACTGTTGTTTATACATTAACTGTTTCATATTCTGATTCTGATGTTTACACAAATAATAAAGGAAATCGTTACTTATCTCAATTTGGATCTGGAATCTGTGTACTTGCGCCGTATGCAATAGAAAGAATTCAGGATTTCAATCCACTAGAGTATTTAAATTCTAGAAATTTTGTAGATATAACACCGAAAGAAAACGAAAAACCAAAAAGACCAGTTGAAACAATTTTAGAAGAAATTGAAAGTTTTGTTAGAATTGAGTTTCAAAAACCAGTAGGAACAAATACCCTTTATGATTTTCCTAAAGGATTCTATGATACTCTTGGCTCTGAATATTATTTGCCATATATTGTTATGTTAACTGCTGGTCCATTTGGTAGAAAATCATCTGATTACAATATATCTGTTATAGGTCAAGATCCATATGGTTTTGATGTTGCTGTAAAAAGAATAAAAAAGAAAAAACAAGATCTAAAACCAGAAAATAAATCATTAGTTAATAATAGAGATTATCATGTATTAACTAATGGTTACAGTAAAAGAAATTATTATGCAAATAATGCCAATAATTTTGGTGATTTTTGGTACTTTGATGATCGACCACTGTCTTATGGTCTTGCTTCGAGAATTCAAAATCAACAACTAGTATATTGGAGTGATAATCTTTATGGATACTATGATAATTTTTACACTTGGCGTTCTGATACAGATAAAGTTAGACTAAAAGAAGACGAATATAAAAATATTACTGCTCATAATTCAAATCATTCTGGTTATTCTAGTTTTGGTAGATATGGATTAGATGAGATTTTTTATTACGATCTGATACAAAATAGTACTAGAAAAAATCCACTTTCTCTTCCAGTTTCGTATTTTGAATTTTCTAATTTTAGAGTTCCAGCAATAAGTTATGCTGAATCAAATGATGATTTTTTTGCATATAGAAGTGCATATAATGATGATTTTGTCAAATCATTTGCAACAAAACCAGAAAAAACTTCAGGTGTCAAATACTCAAAACCATACAACTATACAAATCTTAATTTTGAAAATGATGTTCTTTTATATCCGGGAAATGTGTTTTCGTATCATTCAACTGAACTTGCGGAACCAGTTCCTGTCGATGTTAACCGTTTTAAATCTTCTGCATCATATTATCCGTATACAACAAAAAATACATCTGATTGGATTTCTCTGTTTGAATTATACACATACAACAGAAATACCAGAATAGAACCAGAACAAGAAGTGGCATTTTATGGATTCTTCTATGGGGTATCTGCATGGAAACATCCAAATGCTCCTTCAGATTTGCCTGTTGGTGGAATAACTGCCGCAGTATGGAAGAATGATATTTCGGGAGAAACCGAATATGGAATTGTTGGTCCAGAATTGGACGAAGAAGATTCAGAATTCGATAGAAATTTTGCCGCTCAGTTTGTTGTAATGTCAAGACAGAGCATTGAAGATCCATGTGCTGGATATTACTGCTCAAACCCAAATCCAGTAGATAATAGCCCATGCCCGGCAAACGATCCTCTATGTAATTGCCCATGTCAGGATCTAAGACCAGATAAAATCCTAGTAGGAGTTACTGGATCTTATGGACTAACAGGACCAGAACCAACATACAAAGAACTGAAGCAATTAGAAGATGATATGAAAGAATGCAATCTGATCAAGGAATATCTTGGTGAAGATTGGTTAGGTTGTGTCTGGAATGATCCAAAAAATCCATTAAACTGTAATTGCCCATGCGTTGGTGAAAAGTTCTTAGATTATTTACGATATACCCAAACATATTGTACTTTCTGGGAAACACCACCAGAGCGTCCTTTGCTAAGAAATGCACAAATGGTGCAGATACAAGCAAATAAAGCAATAATGACAATCAATGGAGATTTGACATTAAGACCTGGCATGAGAGTTCGTCTTGACATGGACCCAAAACGCTATACTGGTGTTTGGTTAGTATCTTCCATTACCCATGATTTTGCAAAAACAAAACACTTGATGAAAGTTACTCTCATCCGTGATTCAGAATATTATAGCCCAAATGATACAGCAAAGACTTTGAAACTAAATACATTAGGAACATGAAATACAGAGACATAGACATCTTCTTTAGAAAAAATATCGACACCAATGATATCATTCTATTATCAGATTCTTCCTCTATAATCCAATCTGTAAAGAATATTGTTTTAACTAGACCAGGGGAAAAACCGTTTAATTTTTCTTTTGGAACAGAATTAGTTGATACTATGTTTGATCAGCCAAGTTTGGCGCAAATAGCGTTTCTTCAATCAGACATATACAATCAATTAGTAGAACTAGAACCAAGGATTTCTGTTGAAAAAGTCGAGGTAGTTTGGCCACCAAAGAACCCATCAGATCCAGATATTACTGTGAATATTGATTTTAAAATTATTTCTGATCAACTTTATACCACTCCAATATCACTAACATTTACGGTAACACAATAATGGCAACAAAAATAGATTTATCTAATTTAGACTTTGAAAACATTAGAGCATCATTGATTAATTATCTTAGCAAGCAAGATACAGTCAAAGATTTAAATTTTCAAGGATCAGCAGTTAATTTTCTACTAGATCTTTTAGCATATAACACTTTGTATTATGCTCACTTTGCCAATATGATTTCTGGTGAAGCATTTTTAGATTCAGCACAATTAGAAAGATCTATAATTTCTCTTGTAAAACCATTGGGTTATGTTGTACCAACAAAAACAAGCGCATCTAGTTCAATTCAACTTAAAAATGTATACGCTGCTGGTCCATTAAAACCATTTGATATAAGTGTTACTGGAAAAACACCAGAAGGAGTAAAATTCAACTTTTGGAATATAGATTCCGTTCCAATTAAGAATGATAGCACAACAGATTCCTTTATGGTGTATGAGGGAAATTATGTTTCTGTCAGTTATGGCGGAAATGGTTATGACTTTCCAAGCCAAAAAATATTGATAACAGATTTAAATATGGATATCAATACTTTACAAGTAAGTGTGGCTCCAATTGTAGCCACTCCAGGATTTCCTGCAAATCAATACACTGTTTGGCAGCGATATGATTTATACACCGGATTGTTTATAGAAAACAATACACAAATATACACATTAGAACGAACTGGTGCTGGTTTTGTTATTAGTTTTGGTACTTCCGTTGGTCAGAAATTACAGGCAGGAGATAAAGTAAAGATTGAATATCTCTCATCAAGTGGAAGTGTTGCAAATATTTGTTCAGCCTTTACTATAAACAAAGCACCAACAGGAACTTCTGTCACTACTGGAACACCATCTCTTGGTGGTAAAAACCAAAGTGATTTAGATAAAGTTAGAACTAATGCTCCATTGGTGTTCTCGGCTCAACAAAGATTAGTAACAGCAACTGACTATTTGGCATATCTTTCTGAGTTTGGTTTAGAAAATGTTAAAGTTTGGGGAGGAGAAAATAATACTCCAGCAATATATGGTCGTGTTCTTATATCATATGTCCCATCAGAAAGTAGTCTACCAATAGGTCAAATTTTACAAAGACTAAGGCGCCGGTCTGTAGTTACAGTAATACCAGAATATGTTACACCAGTAGTAACTAAAGTTTTATATGGATTAAGTTTGAAATATGACGCAGGAACTGTAACTAATACTGATCAAAATGTAAGAAATATAATTAACAATATTGATGCAGCATATCCACAAAATGAATTTGATTTAAATTTTTCGTATTATACCGTAAATGATATTGTGCAGCAACAAACTGGTTATTCTGTAGATAATGCAGCCTGGTATATTAAATTAGAACAAGCATTTGTTCCACAAAATTCAAATGTAACATTAAATTTTAAAACAGAAATTAATTATGATAAATTAGAAGGTTCTCCTGGTCTTGGTTTAACTTCACTTCCATTTAAAACATTAAACTATACAGATTCCAGTGGAAATCTAATTACTGCTGTGATCAGGGATATTCCAATTTTATATCCCGGTTCAACAAATCCACCAATTATGGGATATTTGACCCTGTGGTCTAAAAATACTGCTGGACAGTATGAATCTTTAGATATAACTGTTGGTAAAATAGATTATAAAACAGGAATGGTAACAGTATCAGAAAAAGTATCAAATGATGTTGTTTATATTCAAGTAAATCCAAAAAATCAAAAAGAATTTCTTGCTAAAGACGAACTATTTATTCAAACTGAGGCAATTCTTGGAGAGGTAATACCTAGTTAATGTTTTTACTAATTAAAAAACAACAATCAGGTCCTACACCATCCGTTTATGGTGAACCTATTCCATTTGAAGATTTTGTTAATAGACTTACATTTAGAAGCACACCACTTGCAAACACAGAAGATTCCAGTACTGCTCCAATAGACAATACGGCTTTTTGTACTGCTCCTGATTTTATAGAAGCACAGATTCCACTATGGATTAAACAAAACTATTCAAATGTAGAAGAGTCATATTTAATATCCTTTTTGAAGGGATATTATAATTGGTTATATTGTGGATTTAAAGGCTCACAGTCTGGTTTAACTCCATATGATATAGAAATGCTTTTTGATATAGATCAAGTTCCAGAAACTTATCTTGATTATTATGTAAAAACATATGCACCATTTATTGAGTTGGAATCTAAAAATCTTCAAAGACAAAATTTAAGAAGTTTTATAAACAACATCAAAACTAAGTTCTTTTCGTCCAAAGGAACAAAAGCCTCATACAGTTATCTACTTAAAGTTCTGTTCAATCTTGATTTAGAAAAAATATCATATCCAAAACAAGGTTTGTTTAGATTAAATGGTGGAAAATTTATATTTGAAAATCATACTACTCCACTAGGTGCTAACTATCTTGTTTATTATAGTGAAGGAACTATAACAAATCTACCAGATACTATTAATATAGATTCCAATAGAACTTCATATACTATACAAACGCCTGGATTGAATAGTGGAGTCATTCAAGATAATAATTTTTGGCAAGATTATTCTTATTTATTACAAACTAGTGGCAATACAACTGATGCAATTTATTATTCAAATACGGTTCTACAAGGAGTACATCCAGGCGGAACAAAAGTATTTTTTGAAGAATATGTTCCATTAGAGCCAATAGACTTTGGAATTATTGATGATAACACAAATGATGTTGTTACTCCTCCAACTGTTGGAGAACTTCCAACTATTGAAAATTATTTGCCATATTACGCAAATTATAATTTTACAACTGGTGGGGTGACTTTCTGTGATTGCTGTACTGCATACTGCTTAGGTGGTCATTATCCAACATACGCAGATCCAAGATGGTCAGACACGATACCAGATAACACAACATACTTTAGAGATATAACTATTGGAGATTTTATAAAACTATTACCAGCAGAAAACTCTCCAAATACAACAACAACATGCCCAGTTGGAACTTGCTCTGGTGGTGGTTCTTAAAGAGAAAATACTATGTCAATAAAAAATCAAATTAAATCATATACCGCACAAGTTACAAAACAAAAAACATCTGATTTTTTTGTGTTTCTTGGTGGTGTTTCAACACAATCAAATTTAGTGGATGACAATGATATTTCTATAGTCAGCAGAATACAACAAAACGAAGTGTCAACTGTAGTTGCTAGAGTAAATTGGCAACCAAACGCACAATACAGTCCATTCACATTAACATATAATGGAAGCGATTCATATGTTTATAATGATCAAACTGGTGTTGTATATTTGTGTGTTGGTATAAATCAACCAACTGGTCTGCGAGGAGATACAAGATATCCAGCATCAATAGCACCTTCACACTCAATAGGTGTTGTTACTGGTTCTGATGGTTATTCGTGGCTTGCTCTTTATAGAATTGATATGTCTCTAGAAAAATTCATAACAACTACTGCCATTCCAGTAAATAGTTTGTATGATTATAGAACAGATAATTTGGCAGGATCATATGGATCAAAATATAATGGTATATGCAATGGAAATTTTGCTGCTACTGGTTCTTGCTATTTTTATTATAACGAAAAGGTTATAGATCCAGTTACAGATTCAGTTTTTAACATAGGTGATCAAGTTTTAGGAATTTCAACAAATAACTGGATTTGCAGCGTATGTCATGAAGTTGGTGATAAACTTGGTTATAAATCATACCATGTTACTTCTTCTAACAGTCAATCACAAATTACAAGAAATCCAATTGCCGATGTTGAAGCAGCAATTAATTCTGGTTATTTAGATGTTAACAACAAAGATTACATACAATACTCAAATTTTAGTTATCTAAATGGTTTAAACCATGCAATTTTAAATCTTCAATTAGATGTTGAAAATCTTTCCATAGAACAAAGAATTGTTCCAACTCAAAATCCTCACATCGAAGTATTAGATTCTAGAGGTATTGAGGCAACTGCAAGAATTAGAACATACTATGACATTCAAAGAAATGCATTTATTGCAAGTGGTGTTGAACTACTGAGTGGTGGATATAATTACATTAATCCTACATTTAGAGTAACTGGTGGTACTTCTGCATTAAATGCAGCAATATCTGCCGTAGTCATAGATCCAATTTCTTTGTTAGATCCGTCTACTATTTTACCAAATCCTAGAATTTCAATTGTAAAAACATTTAGTAGTAGTGATTTTACTAACACTTACAAAACAAATCAAACCACATTTACTAAAATTGGAATAGTAAATAATGTATTAACACTTGATGATACTAATGCATCACAAGGTAAGTTACCATCGGAGGCAGTTGATTATAGATCAACTTCAATTTTAACATTACAAGTCGCTGGTTTTGTCCCAATTCCACCAGATATTGATGTTGGTAATGTTTCTGTAAAAGAAAATTCAACTACTACCGTTATTATTGATCCAGTAACAAATTCAAATGTTACCTCGGCTGATTATATCTCAAAAATTGTATCCATAGAAGAAAATCAATCTGGTCAATATCTTATTGAGATATCTTCAACAGATGAATTGACATTCAATGCTATCACAACCGCTGATTCTGTTTATATTGCCGATGTTGAATATACTGTAGTTGCTCGCGCATTACCAGAGATTAAAATAGATAATGTAGAATATGTTACAGTTAGATCTCTTACAAGTCCACTAAATATTGCAACACCATCAACCAAAGAGAATCAGATCTCTATAAACTTCCTAATTTAAAATGCCAGTACCAAATTTTGACAATTTACCGTTAGTAAATGAACCATATAGAAGCAGAGTTGCTACTAATAATGGAGAATATCAACTTGTCGCATTTAGACCAGGATATCCATTACAGGCTTCTGAGTTAAATGAGATTCAAGAACAAATATACCTTCAACAGTCTCTAACGGCAATGATGTGGGCAAATTGGTGTACATTTAAAGTTGCAAGTACTCCAGATTCAACTGGTCCTGGTTGGGCTGGTGCAACACCACTTCAACCCAATTTTCTCACTAGTTCAAGTTCATTATTGACAATAAACCCCGGATGGTATCTTTGCAAAATGTATAGTAGTGGTTTATATTTTTGGGTTTATAACAATCTAAGTAAGGCTTATTTTTCTGACGCTACTGTGCAGACTAATCAATACATTGGTTTTACCATTACCACACAGGGAGAAGTTGATGGCAATCCAGTAATGAGTGGTTCTTTTGTGTCATGTTCAGACGATCCCGGACTTCGAGATAATTCTGGAGGCGCACAGGGTTCATGTGGCGCAGATAGATATAAAGTGAAACTAACTGCAATTGGTATAAGTAACACTGGACATAGTACAAGTTTTATACCAATTGTTAAGAAAAACGCAGATGGATTTTACTTTTTAAACAACACTAAAGTAGGTACAGTCTAATGTCAGATTTCAGCGATATAACAAGTTTAAGTTTAGGAAACACATTTGGTGCTTGGTATAGCAAGACAAATGAGATTATTACTCGCATAAACGCATTAGATGTTGGAAGTCTTACAGGCGGTGATGGTATTTTAGCATTGAAAAATCCATCAGTGGCTGGTGGATATACTTTGGGTTTTTCGGGTTCAGTAACAAGAAATACAACATTTGGTGGTAATGTTACCGTTCTTGGAACATTATCATATGGTTCTTTAAATTCTGATATAACATCAACACAATTAACTTTACCATATTTATCTGGTGTTACAATTGGTAATGTTGTATATCTGAATGAAAACGGATTTTTACAAAAAGCAAAAGC